AGTAACAGAAATATTAAAGCAATTTGGCAGTTTACCTGGCCCAGTAAAAACCGCAGCAGCAGCAATCCTTGGCGCAACAGCGGCTTTTGTCGTACTGGCACCGGCTATTAGCGCAGCAATTGGATTATTAGGCGGGCTAAAACTTGCGGCTATAGGTGCAATTGGAGCTGTAAGCACTTTATCTGGGGCGCTATTAGCACTTGCTGGAATTGGCATCGTCACCGTAGGAGTAAATTACGTTATCACGCAAGTAGGAGATATTATAGGAAGCTCAACAGCAGCAGGTAAGAGCGTAGCTGCTGCTAGTAAAGGCGGGTTGCAAGCGCAATTAAAAGGCAAAAGCGCAGAAGATCGTAGAAAAATGTTAGCAACAGCGCGAAAGAATTTAGACAACGATAAAAAACTAGCCACGCAATTAAGATTGCAGATACAAATGGAAGAGAATGCAGCATTATCAGCAAACGAAGGCCCGTTACCATCACAGAAGTCAAAACTTACCGAAATTCAAGCTCGTATTAATACAAATCAAGCAAGAATTAAAGCAATACGAACATTACCAATAACGCAAGCAACACCCCCTAAACCCCAATTGCCACCACCAACTGGTGCAATACCACCAGCAGACGGCGGCGGCGGTGCAGGTAAAGAACCTAAAGAGAAAAAAATAAAGGCGGCAAAAGAAATTTTAGATATTACCAGCGAAGAAGCAAAGCTCCAATCACAACTTATTCTTTATACAGCTCAAGAAGATAAATACGCTCAAGCATTATTAACAAAAGAACTTGCAATATATGAAGCCAAAAATTCGCAGCTTGGGCCTAATACAAAAAAAGTTGCAATGTTTAAGGCTGAAATTGATTATACCAAAACAATTAATGATCTAGAGAAAGAAAAAGCAGACCGTTTTAAATCGCAAGTAGATGTATTTGCTAGCCAAACATCACAAATAAATAATCAATCAGAAGCGTTTAAATTACGGAATCGCTTACAGATGGAAGGCGTTAAGCCTGAGTTAATAGAAGGTGAGTTAAAACTGCTTGAAACAAGGCAACTATTAAATGCTGAAATAACAAAATTAGAAGAGTCTTTAGCTGCTGGCACAATAAACCAAGAAGATTACGCTAAAACTATTAATGCTGTAAAACTTGCTGCCGAAGGTACTGCAATTGCGATTCAAACATATACCGCAGCCACCGCTGCCGCATCGTCACCAATACAACAATTTATTGGATCTGCTCAAACACAACTAAAAGACCTTGAATCTGTTGCGGTACGTGTGTCGCAAGGCATCGGTGATGCTGTCGGTAATTCATTAACAAAAGGCATTCAAGGTTTAGTTGAAGGTACTACAACAGCGCAACAGGTATTTGCTGATTTTCTTAAATCTATAGGTGACATCTTGATGCAGGAAGGCACCAAGATGATCGCTACTTACACCGCAATCGCGATAGCAAGAGCACTAGCTGGAATGTTTGGTGGTGGTGGTGCGGCTCCTGCTGCGGCCCCTAGCGGTACGCTCCCGCAGACAGATATGTTTAAGTACGTCAACCTCGACGGGCTAAGAGCTGCTGGCGGCCCCGTAAGCAGCAACAGCACCTACATGGTCGGCGAAAAAGGCCCTGAGCTATTCGTGCCATCGACTGCTGGTACGATCATCCCAGCAGGCCCCACCGCAGGTATCCGCGAGGCAATGGCTAATGGCAATGGTCAATCCAACGCTAGTCCTGTACTAAACATGAGCTTCGAGTCCAGCACTATCAACGGAGTAGAATACGTAAGCCGTGATCAGTTAGAAGCTGCGATGATGGAAACACGTCGTCAAGCATCACGCGATGGCGCTAAACGTGGCATGACAATGACTTTAGATAGACTACAACAATCACCATCCACTCGTAGCCGTATAGGTCTGGGCTAATGGCTGCTTTCCCTTCCTTTACACCAAGCCAACGTAGCTTTAAGCCGGGCATCTATCCGCAACGCTCATACCGTTCATTATCAGGCGTGGTAACCAAACGTACATTTGGTAATTCACCAAGCCAAGCAACATTAGAAATGAGTTTTAATAATGTGCCTGACTCAACTGCTGCTTCAATTATTGCGCACTACAACTCACAAACAGCAGCAAACCGTAGATTTCTTGTTGACAATACATTAGGTGGCATTGATGAATCACTAAGAGACTATGCAAACGGTAGTGAAAATAATCTACGCTGGGAATACTCTGGACCGCCAGAAGTGCAGTCAGTACGACCGGGACGTAGCACTATTACCGTATCATTGATAGGCGAAATCCGTGACCCGAGGAGTGATGATTGATGGCGCTTGATATACGCATTGCACAGTTTTTTAAACTGACCGCAGCAAACGGCCAGCAACATTATTACCAGAATTACTTTGCGAATGAAACTAGAAACTATGGCAACAAAAAATATAGTTTTGCACCATTCCAAGCGCAAGGCACAACAGCAGCCTTAAATGGTGATAATAATGTGTTGCAAGTATTATTTCCTAATGTAGATTTTGCAGTGCAGTTGCTTTATAGCAGCAACAGCAACCGCCTATCAGTACTGGAGCTAACAACACAATGGCTAACGGCTGAGAATGCCTATGCAGGAACAGCATTAACAGAATACTATATCGGCATTGGTTCTTCTATCAGTGAGACTACATTAGAACTGCGGTTTAGAAGTTCCGTTGATAGTGTTGCATCAAACTTCCCAAACCGTACATTAACCCGTGAACTGGCTGGTATATTACCACTAGATGCACAGTTGATTTTACAATGATTAATACTAACGATCTAATCGGTTTGCAGTATGGCTGGGGCCATGCACCAGATGATGGCAGCGGTAAAACCGATTGCTTCCAGCTTGTATGTGAAGTGCGCAGCCGTCTTGGTTTAGGCGATTACCGCGATCAGTTTGATTGGGTGTACGACTCGTTCACTGAGGATAGCTTCTGCCGTGGCTTGATCGCCCGGTGGTTATTGCAAAACGGTAAGCGCACTACCGACAGAGATTTGGGTTTAGTTGGCTTGATGCCAGGCGCAGCAGGTGCCGCATTAGGCAGTATTATGGGCGATGGAACCGTATTATTCATTGCGCCTAGCAAAGCAGTGATACGCACACCAGTAGCCGTGAACTACGCATTTAGGATGAACAAATGACACGCAAGCTGCTACCTTACGAACACCAGCTAATCGAACAGCTAGGGATTAGCAAAGATGAATATCTGGAGTTTGTTGCTGTACAAGCTGCCTACAACGACCCAAAAGCTGGTACGGTTTTTGATACTAGAAATGCTCCTGTTGTTGCTATTGTTTTAACAGTTGTAGGTATTATTTTTCAAGTTGCTTCAGTATTATTAAGGCCCAAACCACAAGTTTCGGAACCGAGGGGTGTAGCAGTTGGCACACCTCCGCCAGGCGCACCAACAGAAGGCATTGGCGGTCAAGCACAAACCCGTGAGCAACGATTCTCACCGCGATTTGGTTTCAATGGTCAGCAGGATTTAGCGAAATATGGCGATCCCGTAAATTTAATTTATTGCAACACTGACATCAATCCTAAAGGCGCTGTACGTGCCGCGACATCATTAGTCTGGAGCGCCGTGCGTAGTTATGGGTCATCGCAATTTGTACAGCTTTTATTGGTATTAGGTGCGGGACGTATTGCAGGTATAAATGCCGATAAGTCAGCATTTGGGCAAGTTGCATTAGAAGATTTAGTAGCACAAAATAAATTCTTTTACCACAACAACCAAGGCACAGGATTTTTAAGCTGGAACGACGAAGAATACGGTCGTGCATCAACAGATCCTACATTTTATGGCACTGGATTAAATAACCCATATCGACTGCAACCAGAACCAGGCGATTATCGACTGCAACCAGAACCAGGCGATACCAGGGTTGATGGCTTTAGCCAGGCATATAGCCCTGGAACGCAAAACGCATTTGGTGTTTATGGTGTTGTACCCATTAATACATTTGTATTTCAACGCAACGATACAGGTAACAAGTTATCCGCTGCTTTAGGAATATCAGCTAATTATAGCTGGACAGCAGGCCAAGAATTAACAATAGATACAGCTATTATCTTAACGATAAAAAATACTAAAGATAATGTAGATGATGTAAACACCCAAGCGCAGGAAACAAGACGTACATTATCAAGCGTGTTTGACGCAAGCGGTATATTTAAATTAGGTTCGGCTGTATTTAAAGTAACGAATATAAATACTGGTTCTCCAGACGAAGAAGATATGATAATAAATCTAACTTGCATTGAACGTGGATTTGCACCTTATGTAGCTTATGAAGATTTAACAGGAGCTAACTCAGGAGCGCAACGCAGTACACAAATTTTAGATGATCCGCAACGCCAAGAAGCTTTAAAGATTTTATATAATTTAGAAGCTGAAGATATGAGATCTAGAACTTACTGGACAGGTAATTATAATAACGATGGTAATCCTGAATATGAGTCAAGCGTATATAACTACACAGACATTATTAATGGAACAGATTTTGGCTCTACAAGTGCAAAAGATCGCGAAGGCCATTATACGGGACGCGGAGTTTACCACGCAATTTATGGAGAGTACGTTGACGGTGATGGTAATAATTTTTCTCAATTAAGTCATTATCAACTTGTTCGTGGTATAACGGAAGCTGAGCAAAATGCTTTTAATTTTCTCAATCAAGCCAATAAAGCAGCAGACGAAGCAAAATCAGGCGCAGAACAATTCTTCACCAAGGCTTTAGCTCGCGCTGAATCTGCATCATACCGCACAATACAACAATGCAACATTGTTGATTTTGCTATAAAAAGCCGCGTTTTCAAGCGTATATCAGGCAGACAGGAACGGTATGGATCAAGTAATGTAGGCGGCTACCCCATCAGTGATAACGGCAACAAAAATCGCACTGCAATGTTTTTGTTTAAATATCGTAAAGCTGGAGAAGCTGATTTTACCATCGCTCCAGTTATCATTGCTGTAAGCCGCGCTGCTGATATTGACAACTTTAACTATTTAAAATTTGCTAGTACATTACCAACGGCGCAGTACTGGGAATTTAAATTAGAATCTATTGCAGAATCATTTGCTGAGATAAGAAAATATAAAGACTTACGCAAAGAGAATGGATCTACAGATTTTCTATACTTAGACAATTCACCTAATGCCGTCAGTATTTCTTTGCCTGGCGTGGGCACCTTACAAGCAGCGGGACGCATTTTGAATAGTAATGCAGGTTATCCCCCTTTAAATGAAACTGTAAGAGGCATTTCCGAATGGGACTTATTTAATCTTGATGCTGATAACCAATGCCAGTTTTCGTTTGAAGCAGGCCCTGAATTTGCTCTTACTTGTGTAACCGAACAACAAACACAATCATTTAACGCATTCCCAAATTTATATAAAAACCTTAGCATGGTTGGCCTTAATTTATATTCCGGTCGTAATTTACAAGATTTGCGTAGTTTTACTGCTTTTGTAACACATGGGCGAGTATCAACACGGCTAGACCAACCTGACGCTGTGGGATGTGCTGCCCATGCACCAGACATATTTTTAGATACTGTTGTCGATGCAGAAGATGGCATTGGTAAATATGCCAAAATTGAAGGCGTTGATGTTGCACAGCTAACAAAAACAAAACGGTTTTGTCGTGTAAATAAATTATTCATGGATGGTATTATTGCTGATACTACTAACTGGCGGCAGTTTTGGGTTGATGCAGCACCATTTAGCTTGCTGGAGTTTGCACGTATTGGCGGCAGGGAAACATTGATCCCAGCCGTACCATACAATGAAAACACTGGCGCAATAAGCCGTAAAGTAAATGTATCAGCTCTATTCAATCAAGGCAACATACTAGAGAATAGCTACAAGGAAGAACATCTTGATTATGGTTCTAGCGTACAAGATTTAATTGCAACCGTTGTATACCGTGGCGCTGATATAAATGGCACATTCTCAGCTAACCGTGCAGTAGAAGTAAAGTTAAAAGATACACAGGAAGTTGATGCAGTACGTGAAACTTTCTATGTGTCACAGTTTGTTAGCACCAGAGAGCAGGCGGTTCTATATGGTAAGTTCCTATGCAACATAAGGCGCCACATTAAGGTAGCGATTGAATTTAAGACATTCCCTACCATGGACCCAATCAGCCCTGGTGCATTTATCTATGTTGATATCGGCCAGAATAGCTGGGATGGTATTCGCACAGGCATCGTTGGTCCCGGTGGTGTGCTTAATATCCCGATGGATAATTCGTTACCAGATGCAAGCTATGAGTTTTTGCTATATCAAAGTGGTAATGCCGTGATTTCCAGAGTTGCTACCACTTCAAGCAATACTGCTGCCGGATTAGCTGATTTAGATGGTTACTTGTTTGTGCTCGGTCAAAAAACCACCACCCGTCGTGTGTTCCGCGTGACGGAAGTAGAAATGGATGAAGAAGGCGAGATCACTGTACGTGGCACTAACTACCCATGCACCAGTGATGGGCTGTCTGAGATTGCTAATTTTGATGATGCCCAGTTTACCGTGCTAGGTGCGTTAGACTAAAGGCATCCGCATTTTAATTCGTGGCTTTTTATTCCGGGCGTACTGGAGCTTTATTCCTAATACCAAACTCTAATACATATACCACACAGCCAGATTTTGGTACTGGTGCTAATGACGTAAACCGTGTGTTCAAGATCCGCGACTGGAGTCTTGAGACATCAATGGAACTACTGGAGACCACTACTATTGATACTGCCGTAAAATCCTATACACCTGGCGTAGTCAGTTCAACAGGTAGCGCCACGGTATTGTATTACAGAGAAGAAGGCGGCGCCGCCGGTCGGCGTTTTGATGAGCTGTTATCAAAAGTAATGAAAACCAGTTCTGCTGGTGTTACACCATCAGATCGTGTGGTGCTTGGTCTTAGGGTAGGTAATACACCGGGCGCAGGTGCTGACATCAAAGACGATATTTCATTTATGGCCTTTATTACTTCCGCATCTTTGCAGGTATCAACTGGTGAATTAACGAGCATTTCTATTAACTTTACAGTTGATGGTCAATTCCTAGAAATTCCTGAGGCATGACCGTATTTTTAGGTCATTACGGACGTATTAAATTACGCCGTAAATCACCTGGCACATTTACCAGTTCTGTAGCACCTGCGGATGTAAATACCACTTTAAACCGGTTTGGTTTTGATGGTTCAGTTGAAAATATATTAACGGGCGATCAGTTAGTGATTACTACTGAGGATGCGCGTGGGCTTGATTTCTTGCCCACTTCAACATGGCCTGATGGCGGTGGTGCTACCCTCAACATGGTAGTTCTTTACTGTAATATTAATGCTATTGGCGGCATTCGGTTGTTTAATACATTTAGCGATGCGATTAACAATACAAGAGCTAATGAATATCCGCTAGAAGCATTTGCTGGTGCACCATTACCAATATCAGTACAAATTTACGGTTCAGTTGAACGTGTGCTTGGTGATGTAACAGGTTTTACAATTAATACTGACCGTGAAGCACTTGAAGCTACCACAATGGCTGATCGCTTTAAGCGGATGTATACGGCTGGATTAATTAGCGGTTCTGGCTCTATTGATTGTCTGTTTAATACTGAAAACAGCGGCCAAACTGAAAATTCATTATTAATGCTTCAGTTAATAAATCGCACTGATATTGGCAGTGAATTTCAATGCTATTTGCAGCTTACACAAAAAGATATTTATTCTGAAACAGAAGATATATATTATGAATTTGAAGCTGCCATCACGCGAACAGGCGTGGAAGTGCGTCCGGATCAAGCAATAGCGTGTGTAATTGACTTTGTAACAACTGGTGATATTCAGTTACTGATAGGCGAGCCTAGTGGGTATGTGCTCAAGGAAGACACAGACCGCCTGCGGCTACAGCAAAACCTAGACTTCCTTATGACGGAGGTTACCGATTAGAATGCGACTAGCCTTGTCTTATTTCGGAGTTTTGTAGCGTGGCAGACCAAAGAATAACGCAACTCACGGCACTTGCTGAAAATGCAGTAGCAGCCATCGACGTGCTGCCTATTGTCGATATAAGCGCCAGTGAAACCAAAAAGGTAACAGCTAAAGATTTGTTCGAAGCTGGTGCAGCACTAGCTGATAGCAGCAGTATTGATTTAATTAAGCTAAACCAAAGCAGTGCCACGAAGATTGATACCGTTGCTATTGCTGATGATGCTATAACAGCAGCCAAGTTAGCTAATGATTCTAGTATTAACTACGGCCCAACAGAACCAGCGGCTGATAATTTTGAAGGTCGCGGCCATGTTAGCAGTACTACTAAATACCTAAAAGTTTACGATGGCAGCGTATACCAACAAGTTATTGCACCAACGGCTGGCATTGAAGACCTTGCTGTTACAACTGGCAAGCTAGCTGCAAATGCTGTTACCACAGCTAAAGTTGATGCCTCCGGACTAGCTGCTGCGGCACTTGCCACTGATTCCGTTACTACTGCCAAAATCCAAGCGTTAGCCGTAACCGAAGCAAAGATAGCTGCTGGTGCCGTAACAGTTGCAAAACTAGGTGATGATGCTGTAACAGCGGCTAAATTAGCTGATGATGCAGTAGCTACGGCTTCTATTGTTGCATTAGCAGTTACAGAAGCAAAGATAAACGCTAGTGCCGTTACAGAAGCAAAGATAGGCACTGGCGCTGTTACAGTTACAAAAATTGCTGACACCAGTATAACGTATGCAAAACTCAATGTTGCTGACAATGTATTCCCTGGCGCAAAACTTGTTGATGGTAGTGTTGTAGTTGCTAAATTAGCAACAGATTCTGTAAGTACAGCAAAAGTAATAGACCTAGCAGTTACAACTGATAAGTTAGCTGCGGGCGCTGTAACAACTGCAAAAATTGCCGCGGGTGCCGTAACAGAAACAAAAATTGCTGATGATGCTGTAACCACTGCCAAGGTTATTAATAACGCAGTTACTTATGCCAAAATACAAAACGTATCTGCTACAGATAAAATATTAGGTCGTGCTACAGCAGGCGCTGGTGATGTAGAAGAAATCACTTGTACTGCTGCCGGTCGTGCATTATTAGATGATGCAGACGCTGCTGCACAACGTACTACGCTTGCCCTTGGCACTATTGCAACTCAAAGCGCAGGTGCTGTTGCTATTACTGGCGGCACGTTAAGTGGTATATCTTCCATAGCGGCAACAACTGCAACATTAACTAATGCCACAATCACCGCCGGATCAGTTACGGGCATTACAGATATAACTGTTGCCGATGGTGGCACTGGTGCATCGGATGCCAGCACGGCACGAACCAATCTTGGCGTTGCTATTGGTACTAATGTTCAAGCTTATGATGCCGGTCTGCAAAGTATTGCGGGATTAACTACCAGTGCTAATCAATTAATTTACACTACTGCTGCTGATACCTATACAACAACAAGTTTAAGCAGTTATGGCCGCAGCTTAATTGATGATGCAGATGCTGCAACAGCTCGCAGTACTTTGGGACTGGGAACATTAGCCACTCAAAGTGGTACATTTAGCGGCACTACTTCCGGCACCAATACAGGCGATCAAACCATAACGCTTACTGGTGATGTAACAGGCACTGGCACGGGATCATTTGCAACAACTATTGCTAGCAATGCAGTAACAACAGCAAAAATTCTTGATAGTAACATCACCACCGGTAAAATTGCTACTGATGCAGTAACAGCAGATAAATTAGCTGATAATTCAAGCACAATAACAAGCGGCAATGCACCTACAGGCAGTGGTGATTTTACAGGTCAACAATGGGTCAATACAACTACAGCCTTAGCTTACGTATGGGACGGTTCCGCATGGCTACAGCAAGCAGGCGTACAAAGTTTTACATTTAGTGATTCGACACCATTAACATTTTCTGCTTCTGTTAATGCTGCTGGCTTGGCAACAGTTACCACTGGCCTTGACACTCAAGCCGCTGCAACAATCTTTGCTGGCCCGACTACTGGCAGTGCGGCTGCACCTACATTTCGTGCATTAGCTGCCGGTGATCTACCGTTAGCTGCTGCTGGTGTAAATGGTGCAATCCAACCAGGCACAGGTTTAACAGTAACTGGAGCAGGCGTATTAAATCACACTAACTCAGCAACGGCAGGAACATTTACCAAGGTAACTGTAGACTCACAGGGACACGTTAGTACTGGCGCAACATTAAACGCTGGTGATATACCAAGCCTTGATGCAAGCAAGATTACAACAGGTACATTTAACAGTGCATTTCTTGCTGCAAATAGCGTTACTGCAACGCAACTAGCTGATTATGGCATTGCACAAGTAAGTGAGTCAGCACCAGAACCTGAATTTGCAGGACAGTGGTGGATCAACCCTAGTGATCGTTCTGCCTATATTTGGGTTGGTACGGTATCACCATCACCTAATGGTTACTGGTTATTAGTCGGTTATGGCACACCAACTCAGCTTAACTTGCGTTTTGGTGGCACCTATAACGCCACAACTAACTTAGTAGTATCTCTGAACCAATATGGCACTGAAGCTGGCCTTACGGTAGGCCAAGCATTAACAGCGCCAAACCCACAAAACAATGGTGTTTACTTAATTGCTACCACCGCAGGCACCGGCACTACACCAGCTCCTGCTGTTGCGCTGGCAATTGGCGACTGGTGTTTAAGTCAAGGTACAGGCGCTAACTGGACTAAAATAGGCGTGGTATCAGGCGCTGCCGGTACTTTTAGTGATTATCAAGTGTTGTGCGATGGTACATATTTTGCGCCAGACATGACCGCAGTGGCCGATGTACGTGGCGCATTAGCACTGTTATGGGGTCGTGCACAAATTGCAACTACAGTTCAAATTGGCGTGGTGCTTGAATCTACCGAAGTATTGGTAGACAATAGCACTGGCGCTATGTCTATAGGCACGGTAGATGACGGGACGTACTAATGTCGGAATACCTAGAACCGTTTAATTACAACGGTGAAAAAATCCCCAAAGGCGGAAGACCCGGTGATGTATTAGTAAAAATTGCTGGGCCTAATTTCTATGACGCATGGCGCAGCATGACCACAGTATTTGAATCCTATGACGTTGTTTTTGATGAAGGAGAGTACTAGAATACAAAAGTAATCCCGTCCTACAGGAGTTAAGGGAATGGCATCCACGCATAAGCACATCCGCAGCGGCACTGCAAGCAAACGCCCTACAACTGCTATTGCAGAAGGGCAGATTGCACTTGCAACAAATATTGCAAGCCCAGGTTTATTTTTTAAAGATAGTACTGGCGCAACGATTGTAAAAATCGGCCCAGTGCATGTCGGTGCTACGGCACCAAATGCAGCACCAGCAGGCAGTGCAGGCAACAGTATTGGTGAGGTTTGGCTTGATACTAGCTTAACTCCGATAGGGGTAAAAATTTATGATGGCACTGCATTTGTAAATGCAACTCCCATCGGCAGCACTACAGTTCAAGGTTTGCTGGAACTGGCAACAGCTGCTGAAACACAAGCTGGTGCTGATACAGCCCGCGCTGTTACATCAGCTAGCCTTCAAAGCAAACTAAGCGATAGCACCAGTACCACTAGCAATACCACCATTGCATCAAGCACGGCAGTAAAAGCTGCCTACGATTTAGCTGATGCAGCACTACCTAAGACAGGTGGCACGGTAACAGGCAATCTTGAGATTGGTACTGCTGGCAGTTTAAGTTTTGAAGGCGCGACTGCTGATGGTTTTGAAACCACCATTGCAGTAGTAGATCCAACAGCAGACCGCACAATCACACTACCGAATACAACTGGCACAGTAGTTACCACAGGCGACACCGGCACTGTTACTAGCACGATGATTCTTGATGGCACAATACTTAATGCCGATATAAACGCATCTGCCGCCATTGTCGATACCAAACTAGCCACTATTGCTACGGCTGGTAAGGTCAGCAATAGCGCCACTACTGCTGCAAGCGCAAATACGGCATCAGCCATAGTTGCGCGTGATGCAAGCGGTAACTTCACTGCTGGCATAATTACAGCAGATTTGACAGGCAATGCTTCTACGGTTACTACAAATGCAAACCTAACTGGCGATGTTACATCTACTGGTAATGCAACCGCTATTGCGGCAGGTGTAATTGTTAATGCTGATATTAATGCTTCCGCTGCAATTGCAGTTAGCAAATTAGCTGATGGAAGTGCGCGGCAATTATTACAAACCGATACCGCTGGCACTGGTGTCGAATGGGCTAGTAATATTGACATCCCTGGCACGTTAGATGTGACAGGCGCTACGGTTCTTGATGCTGCTGTAACAATTGCCAGTCTTGACGCAGTAGCTACTACAAAAGCGCAATATGAAGAAAGCCAGATTAGACTTAACGCTGCATTTAGTATTGGTACTGCTGGCGTTATTCCATTTGGAGTAGGCCCAGCTATTCCACCTGGGATGGCTTTCTTTGGTATCGGCCCCGATGCCTACAACCCCATCCACCTACTATCTGGGAGTTTTTGCTAATGGCACTATTACCTTCAAGTGGCTTTCCTGCCACAATTTATCCTATCCTGCCAGCGCATAAGGATAGTAAACTAAGGCAGTTTGATCCCAACACTTTGCCAGTAGGCACACCAGGAGACGCTAGCTACGGCGGGCGTTCAATGGTTGATCCCACATCCGCATCCCACATGTGATGACTAT